GACGGTAGACAATTATTACAAGATTAAACTAATATTAACCAATGGGAAAACTACAAGAAGAGCTAAAACGTTTCAACGCTATAAACAAATATACCGAGAAACTTTTAAATGAACAGAAGCCACCTACACCGCCAGCAGCGGGAACAATACCACCACCGCCAGCGGACGCAAATGCGGCAGACCCAAATGCTGCACCACCTGTTCCACCAGCAGGGAATGAAGTTCCTACGGCAGATGCTGGGCCATCTTTAGATGGAGCAACTGATGCTGGAGCCGACGCAGAAGCGGAAGCCGCTATCGAAAAAGACCCAACAGCTGACGATACAACCGAAGAAATTGACATTACTGATTTAGTTAATATGACTAAAGATATTAAGAAACAACTTGATGATACACAGAATCAAGATGGTGGAGCAATTCAAAAAATGGATGCGGTATTTGCTAAATTAGGTGAGTTAGAAGGAAAATTAGGTGAAATGGATCAAGTTTTAGCTAAAATAGACCAATTAGGTGTACAGATTCAACAGGTTAAACCAAAAACACCAATGGAAAAACTTGAGATGAGGTCATTAGATTCATATCCATTCAGTAAAAAACCAGATGAATTTTTTTCCGAGAAACAACAGGAAATGCAGGACACAGGTAAGAACGAATATGTATTAACTAAAGGTGATGTTGAAAATTATGGAAAAAATGAAATAATGAAATCATTTAACCCAAAAGCAAACGAAAACCCTTACAACTATTCTTAACACTATTGATTTTTTTATATTTACGTAATTTTACGAAACGATAATTTTTAAAACGCCACACGCGGCAATGAATTTTTTTAACAACAATGATTAATAACACCGTTATATTAATAAAGCCGGCTTTGGAGAGAGAATTGTATCCAAGGTCGGTTTTTATTTTTGAAATTATTTATTCACGACATTTGGCAATAAGAAAAATTTTACTTATATTTTGATTACATAAACATTTTACAAACTAAATTAAATTAAATTATGGGAACATTTGAAGCAGTACAAGCACAGTACGAAAAAAACAAGAACGCCGCAAGCGGCAGCAAATTCGCCTCTTCAGAGGAACGAATGAAAAAGTATTTTACAACAGTATTACCGAAAGGTTCTACAGGTGAAGAAAGACGGGTACGTATTCTACCTACTAAAGATGGTTCGTCGCCATTTGTCGAGGTATATTTCCACGAAATACAGGTAGATGGAAAGTGGGTTAAACTTTTTGACCCGAAGCAAGAAGGAAAGAGATCTCCATTAAATGAAGTAAAAGAAAGTCTTGAAGCCACGGGAGTTGAGTCAGATAAAGAACTTTCAAAATCTTATCGTTCACGTAAATTTTACATCGTGAAACTTATTGATAGAGATAATGAGGCAGATGGCCCAAAATTCTGGAGATTTAAACATAACTCAAAACAAGAAGGTATTTTGGATAAAATCTTTCCAATTTTCCGTAATAAAGGTGATATTACAGATCCTGCTAAAGGACGTGATTTAATCCTTTCTTTATCTTTAACCACGTCAGGAACAGGTAAAGTATATACCTCAGTAAATTCTATTATTCCTGAAGATGTTGGTCCATTACATACTGATGATGAAGTTGTAAAGAAATGGATTACAGACCCTTTAACATGGTCGGATGTTTATTCAAAAAAGCCAGAAGATTATCTTGATATGGTTGCCAATGGTGAAACACCTAAATGGGATAAAGATGCTAAGAAATGGGTTAACGGTTCAACGGCTGAAGCAAGTATTGGTGGAGCCACTTCATCTGATGCCGCGATAATTCCCGATGATTCACAGGCAGGAGATGAACCTGATGAGGATCTTCCGTTCTGAAATAACCAATCTACCGATATTCTTCCGCTTTACTAGAAATTGGAAGAATATCGGTAATTTTTAAAAACAAAAAACATTTATGGAGAACAAAGAATATCTTGTATTTGCACAGGTTACGCCTGAAAACATCAAAAAACTTAAAAAAATTGAAGAGAAAGGAAGTAATAGCCTTAAACAAGATTTAGCTGACGGTAAAATAACTATAGGTGAGGCATACAAAAAAGTAACTGTTCATGTTGGTCATAATAGTGGTAAATATGAATGGTATACCCCAAAAAAATTCATCGACGCAGCAAGGAATGTAATGGGATCTATTGATTTAGACCCTGCGTCATCGGAAATTGCGAATAAGGTAATTCAATCAACAAAAATATATACAGAACAAGATAGTGGCTTAGTTCATCCTTGGAGTGGAAATGTATGGATGAATCCGCCTTATAACAACTCATTGGTTGGAGAATTTACACGGAAATTAATAGAAGATTTACCAAGCATTAATCAAGCGTGTGTTTTGGTAAATAATGCAACAGAAACTCGATGGTTCGATCACATCGTAACAAAATGTGATGTGATGTGTGCTGTTAAAGGAAGAATAAAATTTCTTGATGAAAATGGAGAGGCAACAGGTTCATCATTACAAGGACAGGTAATCATGTATTTTGGAAAAAATTCAGATAAGTTCATCAAGGAATTTAAAGTATTTGGATCATGTTGGAAGGTGCAGTAAATAATTGGTTTAACAAAGGTATAAAAAATAAAACAAATGGCAATTAAAAAAACAGATTTTTCGTCCGTACAAAAGAAATTTTCGGTAGAAGCAAAATTTAAACCTGATAGGTATTTTGACTTAGGTGATGCGTTTTTAGAGGCATGTGGGCTTCCTGGCCCCGTCATGGGGCATATAAATATGCTTTTAGGGCATACAGACACAGGAAAAACAACAGGATTAATAAAAACGGCAATAGACGCACAGAAAAAAGGAATTTTACCTGTTTTTATAATAACCGAACAGAAGTGGACATTTGATCACGCTAAACTTATGGGTTTTGAATGTGAAAAACATGTCGATTCAAAAACCAATGAAGCAAGTTGGGATGGGTTTTTTATTTTCAGAAATGATTTCAAATACATTGAGCAAATCACAGATTTTATAAATGATATGATAAATGCGCAGATAAAAGGAGAGGTGGACTATGATTTGTGTTTTTTGTGGGATTCCGTGGGTTCTATACCCTGCAAAATGACATATGAGGGAAAAGGTGGGAAACAACACAACGCCTCTGTATTGTCAGATAAAATAGGAATGGGACTAAACCAGAGAATTGGTAGTTCTAGACATGCTGATGAGAAATATACTAACACAATGGTCATTTGTAACCAACCTTGGGTCGAACTTCCTGATAATACATGGGGACAGCCAAAAATCAAAGCAAAAGGTGGAGAGGCAATATGGTTAAATTCTACATTGGTATTTTTGTTTGGAAATCAGAAAGGCGGCGGTATAACTAAAGTTTCAATTGAAAAAAATGGTAGAAAAACCAAAATTGCAACGAGAACTAAAGTAAGTGTGATGAAAAATCACCTTAATGGATTGGGGTATGAAGATGGTAAGATTTTGATTACCGCTCATGATTTTATGCACGCTAAGGATGAAGCAGAAGAAAAAAAATCTATTGCGGAATATAAGAAAATCGCTGGAGAGTATATTAGCGAAAGGATGGGAGTTCCCATTACCGATATAGATGATGCAAAAATCATAGAAGAAGAAACAAACGGAGAGTAGTAACTAAAAATAAACGGCAAATGCCAACTTTACTTGTTGATGGGGATAACCTATTGACTATCGGATTTTACGGAGTTAAAAATTATTTCTATAAGGGAGAACATATTGGGGGAATATATCATTTTCTTAATACCCTTAGAAGGTCTTTTGACGATTATCATTTAGATAAAATTGTAGTATTTTGGGATGGTGAAGAGGGTTCTCTATCGAGGAAAAAAATATATCATCGATATAAAGAAAACCCTAAAACCCGATTAAAAAATGAGAACGAAGTAAATTCCTATACATATCAAAGACAGAGAATTAAGCAATATTTAGAAGAAATATACGTCCGGCAAGGTGAATATGTGTATTGCGAGACAGATGATTGTATTGCATACTATACTCAGATTTCCCCTGATGAAAAAAAAATCATATTTTCATCAGATGGTGACCTAACACAACTTGTTAACGAAAAAACGCAACTATATAACCCGTCACATCATAAATTATATAAACCAAAAGATACGTTTATATATGATCATGAAGATATTTTGGTTGAAAATATCAAATTGGTTAAAATGTTGTGTGGTGACCCTTCCGACAATATAGCAGGGATCCGAAATCTTGGAATAAAAAGATTAAAGGAATTATTTCCTGAGATTGTAACACAACCCCTAACCTTAGAGTATGTAAGGTATAAAACCAATTTCCTTTTCGAACAGGATAAGGAAAACAAGGTTATCCAAAACCTTATAACAGGGGTTACTAAGCATGGAGTATTCGGAGACGAATTTTTTGCCATCAATAATAGTATTGTGAGTTTAGAGAAACCCTTATTAACAGATGAAGCGCGTGAAAACATAAAAATATTAATTAATGAAAATATGGATTCCGAAGGAAGATCATATAAAAATACAATGAGAATGATGATGGAAGATGGTTTATTTAATACGTTACCTAAATCAGATGACGCTTGGATAAAATTTCTTAATCCCTTTCTCAGATTAACAAGAAAAGAAAAAAATAAAAGATACATAAACCTAAAAAAATAATTATTATGCAAAATCAAGACATAACTAAGTTCGAATTCCTTTTAACGCTCGAGAAAAACATTGTCATTCAGAGATTTTTTAATGTCAATAACTATAATTCGGAGTCCAAAAATTCTTTGGATCTATATGATTGTGTCACATCAATTTGTAGAAGCATTGCAATTGATTTAAAGGAAAAAACTTTGGATTACATGAGTGAAAACTCAAATATTTTTCCCGTTCCAATATCTTCATCAGATGTTGTACCTGAAAAAGAAGAATACTTTTTATTGAGAATAAAACTGGGTGACGAAGTATTTATTTCTAGGATTTTCCCTGCTCATATTTATCATCCAAAAGCAAGGTATGCGGTGGATATTAGGCCGAAAGTTAGGAAAATATTATCAGAGTTAACAGATGTTCTGTCCTCTAAGGTATTAACCAAAACTTACCTACAATATGAGATGAAATAAGAGAAAAAGAAAGAAATAAATATGGATGAGAGAAACTTCGGGCACCTTGGCACATCATTCCAACAAGGATTGCTTAAAACAATTATAGAGGATAAGAAATTTGCTGTAACAATCATTGATGTAGTCGAAAGTAAATATTTCGACGGGCCATACTTCAAATATATCATGGAAAACATCAAAGAATTATACAAATTGTATGGGTGTATTCCTAATTATGATACCCTACAGCAAAAAATAATGAAGGAGAATAAAGATGTCTCAGGTAAAGTAAACCTGGATACTCTTATCACTATTCGTGACCTGAATCTTGAAAATTCGGGTTATATCAAAGACACATCACTAAATTTTTGTAGACAACAAGTTTTGAAGAAATCTTTAAAGCAAGTTGAAGAAATCATGCAAAATGGCGAATTTGAGCAATATGGAAAAATTGAAGAAATTGTTCAAAAGGCTCTTCAGGTAGGAGCATCTACTGATGAAATGAGAGATGTTTGTCATAATGTACGTGAAGCATTACAAAAAGATAATAGAGTTCCATTCCCAACAGGAATTTCAGGAATTGATAATCTTCTTAAAGGTGGGTTAGCACGAGGCGAACTTGGTATCTTACTTATGCCGACAGGTATTGGAAAAACAACTATGCTCACTAAAATAGGAAATTCTGGATTTAATACTGGTGCAAATGTTTTACAGATATTTTTTGAAGATAATATGAATGACATTCTTCGAAAGCATTATACCATTTGGACAGGAATTTCTCCTGATGATCAACCAAAAAATGAAGAGGATGTTGTAAAAATTGTAAATGAAGTTGGTGATAGAGAAAATAAACTTTTACTTTTAAAATTACCAGCATTTGGAGTATCAATTTCTGATATAAAAAATAAAATTAGAAAACTTGAATCCGAAGGAACTAAACTCGATTTGTTAATTATCGATTATATCGATTGCATATCACTTGAAAGAAGTATTGAAGGTGAAGAATGGAAGGGCGAAGGAACAATTATGAGAAGTTTGGAAGCAATGACAGATGAATTTAATATCGCTATATGGACAGCAACTCAAGGTAATCGGGATAGTATTGCTTCTGAAGTTGTTACAACAGACCAAATGGGTGGTTCAATTAAGAAAGCTCAGATAGGCCATGTTGTAATTTCTGCTGGTAAAACACTCGAACAGAAAGAGAATAATCTTGCAACAGTAACATTACTTAAATCACGTATCGGTAAAGACGGAATCGTATTTCAAAATTGTAAATTTGATAATGAATATCTTATAATTGATACTGATACTCAGAATACACTCCTTGGTCATGAAGAAGAAAAAGCCGAGAAGAAACAAGCTCACGCAGCTGAAGTGTATAAGGCGGCATTAGAAAGTAAAAGTAAAACAAGACAAAAAGTTGAAGCTGAAATTAATAATCTTCTTGTAAAGAAAGACGTTATTATGAACGAAATTCACAACTTAGAACATGAAAAAGAAGAAGTTGTCGAGTCCATTGTAAATGAAGGAATAATACCTATCCAAGCGCCAATTCCCCCAGCAGGCGTCGGAATTAATAGTGTGGTGGGAACAGTTGATGCAGAGTCTATTGCGATGAAAATCATTCAATCGTCTCAGATATCTCAGGAAGAAAAAAATCGTCAAAGACTAGGAGAATTAGCTCGAGAGAGAAAACAGAAGACCGCAAATATGACGATGAATACGGGATAATGTTCATCATGGGGAGTTAAGTCGCAATACATTGAGAATTAAAATAAAAAACCTATGATAGAAAAAAATTTTAAAGCGTACACGAGACAAGAAGTAGAGAAAGCCGCACTACAATATTTTGAAGGAGATGAATTAGCAGCACATGTATGGGCAAAAAAATATTGCTTAAAAGATGATAAAAATTATTATGAGCTAACACCCGATGATATGCATTGGAGAATTGCTAGAGAGTTAGCAAGAATTGAAAGTAAATATCCCAATCCTCTTTCCGAAGATGAAATATACGACACTCTCAAAAATTTCGAGCGAATAATTCCTCAAGGTTCACCTATGTCGGGAATTGGAAATAATTTTCAAGTGGTTTCATTAAGCAACTGTTTCGTTATTGGAAATAATGGAGAATCTGACAGTTACGGTGGTATAATGAAGCTCGATCAGGAGTTAGTACAGTTGGAAAAAAGACGAGGTGGGGTTGGTTTAGACCTATCATTTGTCCGTCCTGCTGGAAGCCCTGTAAAAAATAGCGCGATTACATCTACAGGTGTTGTTCCGTTTATGAAAAGATATTCGAGAAGCACTGAAGAAGTTGCACAAGATGGACGAAGAGGGGCATTGATGGAAAGTATTTCAATACGTCATCCCGATTCCGAGGCGTTTATTGACGCAAAATTGGTTCAGGGAGCCGTAACGGGGGCTAACATCTCAGTTAAAATTCATAATGATTTCATGGAAGCCGCTATGTCAGGAGAACCATATCTTCAACGATATCCAATAATGGGTGAAGCAAAGTATACAAAAGTGGTTGATGCTCAAAAACTATGGAAAAAAATTATTTTTAACGCATGGAAATCTGCCGAGCCTGGTATTCTGTTTTGGGATAAAATTTTAAGTGAAAGTATTCCAGATTGTTATAAAGATTTAGGATTTAACACATTATCAACTAACCCCTGCGGCGAAATCCCTCTATGTGCCGACGATAGTTGCCGTTTATTAGCATTAAATTTATTTGGATATGTTATTAATCCTTTCACCAAGGAAGCAGAATTTGATTGGCAAGTGTTCAGAGGTGATGTAATGATGGCCCAAAGATATATGGACGACATTATTGATTTAGAAATTGAAAAAATTGATGCAATTTTAAATAAAATAAATTCAGATCCAGAAGATGAATCATTAAAATTGGTTGAAAGACAACTTTGGGAACGAATCAAAGATAAAACAATTAGAGGTCGTAGAACGGGTCTTGGCGTCACAGGTGAAGGTGATATGCTTGCGGGTTTGGGATTGAGATATGGTACTAATGAAGCAACAGATTTTAGTGAAGAAGTTCATGAAAGTCTGAAAATGTGCGCCTACGAATCTTCAATGATAATGGCAAAAGAGCGTGGGCCTTTTCCGATATTCTCCGCAAAACGTGAGGAGAATAACCCGTTTATTCTCCGTATCAAAGAGAAAAATCCAACATTATATGAGGCTATGAAAAGAAATGGCCGTAGAAACATTGCTCTACTGACTATTGCTCCAACCGGAACATCTAGTATTATGACTCAAACCACATCAGGTATTGAACCATGTTTTTCCACGTTTTATATGAGACGTAGAAAAATTAATCCACAGGAAAAAGAAGCTCGTGTTGATTTTGTTGATGATGAAGGAATTGCATGGCAGGAATATCCTGTATTTCATCATAAGTTTGAAATGTGGCTCAAAGTTAATAAATTCATAATTGATGGTATTAGAACATTTACGCCAGATCAGCTTGAAACGATAATACAACAATCTCCATATTATAAAGCAACAGCTAATGATGTGGATTGGGTTAAAAAAGTTGAAATGCAAGGTCGTATTCAACAACATATTGACCATAGTATTAGTGTTACGGTCAATTTACCTAAAGATGTAACTGAAGAACTAGTCGCGAAGGTGTATGAAACAGGTTGGAGAAGTGGATGTAAAGGAATGACTGTTTATCGTGATGGTTCACGTAGTGGCGTTCTTTTGACAGGTAGTGAAAAGAAAGATGAGCCGACTGAGATTCACGTTCCGAAAAGACCGAAAAGATTAAAAGGCGAAATTCATCGTTTCCAGAATAATCTTGAAAAATGGATTGCTGTTGTAGGAATTAAAGACGGAAGGCCTTATGAGATATTCACAGGAAAGCTTGAAAATGGATTGAGCGATTTATCACCAAGTATAAAAGAATGTGAAGTTGTTAAAAATGTTATTGATAGTGAAGACGCTGAAGGTAAACCAATTAAAGTTAAACGATATGATATCGAGTATACTGATAGTGATGGAGTAAAACAGATTCATATAGGATTAAATCACGCTTTTAATCCAGAATTTTGGAATTATGCAAAATTCACGTCTGGATTACTTAGGCAAAAAATGCCTATTGTATATGTGTATGAACTTGTGGAATCACTTAACTTTAATGAAGACCACATTAATACATGGAAAAATGGTGTACTCCGAGTTATTAAAAAATATATCAAAGATGGTGTAAAAGCAAAGGGTAATTGCCCAAATTGTGGAAGTGATCATTTGGAATTTAAAGAAGGGTGCTTAACCTGTATGGCTTGTGGAAACTCTAAATGTGGATGATATGGAAAATATAAATTGGAATAGTACTTACGAAGGCCCGAAACGTATGAAATTTATTATCCCCATCAAGGAATTAACTGAAGAGGAAAAAATTAAAACACTCAAAAGATTAAAAGAATTATATTCAAAAGAATTAAAATTAGATAACGATGATACCAGCAGAGTACAAAATTGTAGAAAATGATAAGTATATGGGTGGTTATTTTTTAACCCCCTACGACTTAGCGAAGCTTGTGAGAGATTTTCAAGCAGATTGTCATGACGGATTTGTCAGTAATGACGAAGCATATATCGAACAATGGCTAAAAACACATGACCATATAGAGAAAAAATAATTCCGTTTCAAACTTTACTCTGTATTTAATCGCAATGACGCTACTCATTGCGATTTTTTTATTTCATTATATTTATGAGATATGAGTACATACGGTATAGATTATCCATTTAGGGATAGCACAATTGGAAATTATGTAAAGATGACAGCTACGCCTGAAAGGGAAGTGAGAGCCAATCTTGTACATTTACTACTAACGAGAAAAGGCACTCGTTATTTTTTACCTGATTTTGGTACTAGATTATATGAATTTATTTTTGAACAGAATGATGTTGTAACATTTAAACACATCGAGGATGAGATAAGGGAAGGTGTAAGAAAGTATATCCCGAACTTAGATATAAACTCAATAAATGTAATGTCTGCGGAGGATGATCCCGATCAGTCAACATCTCCAAGTCAAGAAGAAGATTCAAGGTTGTTTAGAACATCCGACAGTTCATCAAAACCATATACAGCTAAGGTAAAGATCGATTATACGGTTAATAACGGAGCGTTTTCATCATCAGATTTCATAATCATCAATATATAATGGCGAGGATTAAATTAGTTGATATTATAAACGAATCTCAAAGGGATATGTATGAGGGTTTCAATGAAATGGAACTTTCGGAAGATTATCCTGTGAACTTTGATATATTTCAATTCAAAAATCTAAGGAGTTATGCGGAGAAACTGAGATATGCTGAAGAACACCTAGGAAACCCAATTGGAAGAGGATCTGCGAGAGTTGTTTATAGAGTTGATAATGATAAAGTTCTCAAATTAGCTAAAAATAAAAAAGGAATAGCACAAAATGAAGCTGAAATAAATTGGGCTGATGATTATTACTTTGGAAATATGTTAGCCAAAATTTTTGATTATGATAGGGATAATAGTTACTGGACTGAGATGGAAATCGCATACAGAGCGACTATTAATGACTTTAAAAGGTTATGGGGAATAAACTTTAAAGATTTATGGATATATCTTAAAAATAAAAATAGTGAAAATAATGGCCAAAGATCAATGTTTCATATCGATCCTGAACTAAAAGAACAATTAGATAATAATGAGTATGTTATGAATCTTGTAGATTTTATGATGAACTCAAATTCACCCGATGGAGATTTGAGTAAGTTAAATTCATGGGGTCGCGTACATAGACCAGATGGCGACGAATTAGTTTTAATTGACTTTGGACTAACAAATGATGTGTATCAATCATATTATGCTTAATAAATAAAAATATGTCAAAACAAATATCATACGCAGTAAGGGATTTCGCGAGTCTTCGAGATGAATTGGTTAAAATGACCAAACAATATTATCCCGATCTAATTCAGAATTTTAACGATGCGTCCATTTATTCCGTATTGTTGGATATAAACGCAGCCGTATCAGATAACTTACATTTCCATATTGATAGAGTGTGGCAAGAAACTATGTTAGACTTTGCTCAGCAAAGACAATCATTATTTCATATAGCTAAAACATATGGAATTAAATTACCTGGATTAAAACCATCAGTTGCTTTATGCGATTTTAGTATAAATGTACCAGCAAATGGTGATAAAGATGATGAAAGATATGAGGGGATATTAAAAGCAGGTTCACAAGTTTCGGGCGGGGGACAAGTTTTCGAAATTGCGGAAGATATTGATTTTTCAAACCCATTTAATAGTAGAGGGGATTCAAATAGATTAAAAATACCAAATTTTAATAATAACAATAAATTAGTATCATATACAATTACAAAAAGAGAACCAGTTATTAATGGTGTAACAAGAATATATAGGAAAGTAATCACTGATTTGGATCAAAAACCATTTTTAAAACTATATCTTCCTGAAAAAAATGTTTTAGGTGTTATCGCGGTTATACATAAAGATGGAACAGGATATGGTTCTAATCCGACATCAGATGAATTTATGTCATCAGCAAATAAATGGTATGAAGTTAAATCATTAATTGAAGATAAGGTTTTTACTGAAAATCCAACATCGGCGTCTGATAGTGATAATTTTAAAGCTGGGGATTATATTGATGTTACTAAGAAGTTTGTTACCGAATATACACCAGAAGGGTATTTTTCTTTAACTTTCGGTTCAGGTAATGTGGATCCAATGGACAATCTGGATAACTATATGACAGGAAGTATGAAGGTTAACTTAGCAACGTTCTTAAATAACACATCTTTGGGTGAAATACCTAAATCCAATACAACAATATTCGTGAAATATCGTATTGGCGGGGGTAAAGAGACGAATATGGGAATTAGCGTTATAACAACCATGGATTCATATGAGCTTATAGTAAATGGCCCTAATTCGTCTATAAACACTCAAGTAGCTCAATCAATTAGGGCGACAAATATTACGCCAGCCATTGGGGGATCTAATGCCCCGACAATTGATGAGATACGAAACATGATTGCATACAATTTTTCTGCTCAAAACAGAGCAGTTACATTAAACGATTATAAGTCAATGATTGAAACAATGCCATCAACATATGGGGCTCCCGCTAAAGTTAATGTAATGGAAGAAGATAATAAGGTTAGAATAAAATTATTATCCTATGACGCAAATGGGGCATTAATCAGCACCGTTTCTAATACTTTAAAAAATAATGTTTTAAATTACCTCGCCAATTATAGAATGTTGAATGATTATCTTGATATTCAAAGTGGAGAAGTAATCGATTTAGGATTAGAAATAGATCTCGTAATTAATAAAAATGAGAATTCAACTGAAATTTTAAAAAACGTTGTTGAACAAGCAATTTCATTTTTCTCTATTAATAAACGAAAAATGGGAGATCCGTTATTGGTTGGAGATTTTAAAAGAGAAATTGGTAATATTTCAGGCGTTATGAATGTGGTTGATGTAAGAGTTTATAATAAAATAGGCGGATTATATTCATCATCAGAAGTATCCCAATCATATGTAGATGAAAACACTAAAGAAATTTCACAGTCTGATAGTACAATCTATATGAAGTCAAATCAGATATTTCAAATCAGATTTCCAAATACAGATATTAAAATTCGTACAAAAACTCTCACTTCGGCTACATATTAATTTGTTTTTTAGTTATCTTATAGAAAATGGGTGACTTTCTATTTATAGATATGGAATATACTTTTGATTTTAGAGATAAGATAGAGGATTTTAGATAATGCAAAAACACAGAATATACACGAATATTGGAAGAGATCAAAAAGTTAATGTAGAGATTCTAAATACCTACGATTTGATGGAAATCCTTTCTCTAAAATTTTCACAAAAAGATATTTACGCTTCAGGTATGTGCGCAGAATATGGTGTTGTAGTTGGGCGCGTATCCGCTAATAGTGGATTTGGTATACCTAACGCTAGAATTTCAATTTTTATCCCTCAATCCGACTTAGATACCGATGACCCTGTAATATCCGCATTATACCCATATAAATCCGTAACCGATAAAGATGTTGATGAATATAGATATAATTTGTTACCATCAAGACAACAGCATGGAGGCCATGCGCCAACAGGAACATTTATGGATCAACAAGATATCTTAACAAGAGAAGAATGTCTTGAAGTGTTTGAAAGTTATTATAGTTTTACAGTTAAAACAAATAGTGCCGGTGATTTTATGATTTGGGGTGTTCCAATTGGAACTCAAATATTACATGTTGATGTTGATTTGTCCGACATTGGATGTTTTTCACTCAGGCCATATGATTTTATTAAAAAAGGTTACGGAACAGATAATTTTGAAAGAGAATATAAGTTCAAATCAAGTACTGATATAAATGGATTACCACAAATAGTTTCGTTTGATAGAACAATTGATGTTTATCCATTCTGGGGTAATGAAGAATTATGTGAAATTGGAATTACACGCTCGGATTT